TATCAAGCATCTGTATTCCTTACTGGTGTTCCTCTATTTGGAGTTAGTGCATCACCTAGCTTTGAAGATGAAGCCCTAATGATGGAAACTACTATTGATAACCAAGCTACTCGCGGTGGCTGGGCACGAGAAATTATGCTCTTCTTCCGGGACGGCTTTAAATATAACCTCTCAGCAATAGAAGTTACTTGGGATCGCGAGGTTACTTGGGCACCTGAAACTGATATGGGATTTGCTGGCGGCCGCATCGCTAAACCTAAGGAAGTTATCTGGGAAGGTAATAAGCTCAAACGCTGGGACATGTATAACACGTTCTTCGATAACCGCGTAGCTCCTGCTGAAATGCATCGTAAAGGAGACTATGTAGGTACCACGGAACTTATGTCTCGTATTCAACTTAAGCAGCTTATTAACTCATTGCCTGAAGTTCGTATTGAGAATATTAAGCGCGCATTTGAATCACAGTGCAATAGTATTAATGTTGGTGGAGCTGGCGATGATAGCAGCTTTTATATCCCACAAATTAATCCTCGCGCACTTCTTGATTCTAGTAATCTGAGCGCTGGTTTTAACTGGGCAGCGTGGGCAGAAGTTGCAGGAGCTAAGCAAGGTATTCAGTATAAGAACATCTACGAAGTTACTACTATGTATGCGCGCATCATGCCAGTAGACTTCGACATGAATTTGCCGCAAGCTAAGACTCCGCAAATCTGGAAGTTTATCATTGTAAATCACAGTGTTCTTATTTATGCAGAGCGCCAAACTAATGCTCACAATTGGCTCCCAGTACTTATGGGTCAGCCGCTTGAAGATGGTTTGATGTATCAGACTAAGTCACTTGCAGATAACGTTAGCCCGATTCAAGATATTACCTCTGCTCTTAGCAATGCTAATATCCATGCTCGCCGCCGCGCTCTTAGTGATCGTGCATTGTATGATCCTAGTCGTGTGACTGAAGCACATATTAATAACCCGAATCCTAGTGCTAAGATTCCTGTCCGTCCTGCTGCTTATGGTAAGCCTCTGAGTGAAGCTGTTTATCCATTCCCCTTCAGAGACGATCAGAGTCAGTATATTGCGCAACAAATTAGTCAGTATGGTGCAATGGCTAATATGATCTCTGGCCAGAATCCTGCTCGCCAAGGTCAGTTTGTTAAAGGTAATAAGACTCAGAGTGAGTTTGAAACTGTGATGGGTAATGCTAATGGCAGGGATCAACTTACTGCTATGGCTTACGAGGCACAAGTATTCACTCCTATGAAAGAGATTCTTAAGCTTAACATTCTCCAGTATCAAGGAGGTGTTACTCTCTATAATCGTGAGAAGAAACAAAATGTTAAGATTGATCCAGTAGCTTTGCGTACAGCAGTTATGGAGTTTAAAGTTTCTGATGGACTTACTCCTACTGATAAGCTAATGGATACTGATACTCTTTCTGTGGCACTTCAACAGATTGGTTCTGCTCCACAGATTGCAGGTGCTTATAATGTTGGCCCTCTCTTTTCGTATCTTATGAAGATTAAAGGTGCTGATATCTCAGTATTTGAGAAGTCTCCGCAACAACAAGCATACGAGCAAGCAGTAGCTCAATATCAGCAGATGGTAATGCAGTTGTATAAACAGAATCCTGATCAAGATCCAGCCAAACTACCTAAACAACCTGTCCCACAAGATTATGGTTATGACCCTGCGCAACAAGCTGGTAGTGATAAATCGGCCGCCCCATCTCAGGTTCCGCAGCAACAGCAACAGCAACTACAATAACTACTTACTAGCGTAGTCGGAGGTATAGTCCAGCGGGCGGGCGACTTTGCGGATTACGAAGCAAAAGGTTCCATGTCAAGGCCATAGAGCGTAGCGTGCCTTGATGTGGAATTAGCGAGTAATAAGCTAGTCGACAGCGATCCGCTGGCAACCGTAGACGAAGCGGAGAATATAATGACTAACATTGTTATTAATACTTTTACCCAATTTCAACTTAACGAGCACGAACAACTTTCTGGTACTCTTATGAGTAATGAACAGAAGATGTTTGTGCAAACTCAAATTGCAGGTATCGCAGAACAGCGACTTGCTCTTACTCCTGATCCTACTAGTTATGCTGCTTTCATTCAGCAAGAAGCTTATCTTAAGGGTCAGATGGATTTTGCAAAATTCTTACTTGATAGTTCTACCGCAAGTGAGCAAATAGTAGCATCTGCTCAAGCTGAGCAACAACCTTCGTAATATAAACTCTTTTTACAACTTTGGAGAATTAAAATGAACCTGATGCAAAAACTCTTTGGTATGGCTCCTGCACAACAGCAAGCTCCTGCACAGCAAGCAGCTCCGCAAGTTCCTGTTCAACCGGGTAATTTGCCTCCGCAAAATCAACAACCTGCTTCTGCTACTAATCCTACTGCTCCTGCGTCTACCGTAGCTGCTACCAGTAATACGCCTAATAATGGTGCTGCTACTCCTGATGTTCCGCAAGGTTTGGATAAGTTTAACGATATGTGGAATCTTAGCGACGCTGAAAAACCGAAGCCAGTAGAATCCGCATTTGCAGGTGTAACTCCTGAAGCTATTCAGAAGATTGCAGGTAATACCGATTTCTCCAAAGTTGTAACTCCTGAACTGCTGGCTAAAATCTCAGCTGGTGGAGATGAAGCTGCCGCAGCTATGATGACAGCACTGAATCTGGTGGGACAGCAATCTTACGCTACTTCAGCTGAAGCTGCTATGAAACTTGCAGAAGCAGCTGCTAAGAAAGAACGTGAGAATCTGCTTACGGAACTTCCTAACCTGATTAAGCAACAAACTGTTTCTAATAACCTGCGTACTAAAAACCCAATCTTTGAACACCCAGCAGCAGCTCCAATGCTTAAGAGTTTGCAAGAGCAGCTGCAACTTAAAAATCCTACTGCTACTCCTGAACAAATTCAGGCTAAAGCAGAAGAGTTCTTGGTTAGCTTTGCAACTGCAGCTAATCCACAAAAGCCTCAACAGCAACAAGCTAATGCCAATAAGGGAACTGATTTCTCTGATTGGGTTTAATGATTTAAAGCGCAGTAACTTCTTTTTAATCTTATAGGAACTACCATGTCCACTGGCCTGTTTAATACTTCGCAATTTACTACTGACCACGCAGCTAAATCGTTTGCTGGTCTTATTACTCGTCTGATGCCTAATGGTACTGCACCTCTGTTCGGCATGACTTCTATGCTGGATTCGGAAACTGCAGTAGCTACTGAGCACGGCTTCTTTACCAAGACTATGCTGTTCCCGCAACTTACTATTGGCGGTGGCGGTCAGCTGATTGGCGATACTACCTTCACTGTTACTAGCACTACTAACATCCTGCCGGGTATGATTATGCAGGTTGATACTACTCGTGAAAACATTATCGTTAACACGATTGTTAGTGCTACGCAAATTACCGTTACTCGTGCAGTTGGTAGCGTTGCTGCTGCTGCTATCGGTGCTGGTGTTAACCTGTACCAAGTTGGTAACGCATTTGAAGAAGCTTCGGTCCGTCCGAATGCTCTTAACATCAATCCGGTTCGTATTACTAACCTGACTCAAATCTTCCGTAATAGCTGGGGTATTTCGGAGTCGGTTCGTGCTACGCTGATGATTGCTGGCGAATCTAACCAAGCTGAATCGAAACAAGACTGCGCAGCTTTCCACGCAGTAGATATCGAGAAAGCTCTGTTCTTCGGCCAGAAGTCGCAAGGTACTCGTAACGGTCAACCGTTCCGTACTATGGATGGTCTGATTAGTATTGTTGGTAACCTGACTTACTATCCGTCCTCGTACGCAGCTGCTAACGTTAATACCGCTGGCGCTACTACTAACTACACGCAGCTGGAAAGCTTCCTTGATCCGGTGTTCAATCAGAGCACTGATCCGAAAGTTGCTAACGAGCGTGTGCTGTTTGTTGGTGGTACTGCGCACAAAGTTATTAATAGCATTGGTCGTCTGAATGGTCAGTACCAATTGGTGGATGGTCAAACTTCTTACGGTCTGCAGTTCTCGACCTTTAAGACCACTCGTGGTACTTTCCGTCTGATCGAGCATCCGCTGTTTAATACTAACGCTAGCTGGTCGAAGATGGCAGTTGCAGTTGATCTGTCCACCTTCAAAGTTGCTTATCTGGGTGATCGTAAGACTCAGCATAAGGGTTACAACACTAGTGGCGATCAAGCTGTTGATAGCGGTATTGATGCTGAAGGCGGTACGCTGACCACTGAAATGACTTGCGTGGTTAAGAATCCTCCGGCTAACGCTGTTGTCTACAACCTGACTGCTGGCGCAGCTGGCTAATAATTCTCTTGATTGAGACGTTTGGCAGTATCGTAAACTGCCTAAAATTCGGAGAGCTTAATGGCATCAGTTAAACTTCCATCAAACGTAACTAGCATTACTGTAGGAGGTAGTGCTCTTACTCCAGTAAGTAACAAGGTGGCTCCTGCTAACGATGCACATGCTACTATCCTTGTTCACCATACTACCCGTCCTAAATTTAAACAGGCAGCTGCTAACGGCGACATTACTATTACGTTTCCCTCTATCGTAACTAGTGTTACTATTGGTGGAACTGTATATACTCCTAATGGCTCTGGCGATATTACTGTGCCTGCTGCTGTTGGTACTGCTTACCTTAACGAACTCAAATACGCACTTTACTAATTGGAGCTATCATGGCTATTCAAAAAATCTTTAAAGCTACTATCCTGTCTTGCCGTTATTTTACTCGCGCAGGCCTCGCTGTTAACTTCATGAACGGTCGCTTCACTACTGATAATAAAGAAGTTGAAGATGAACTGATGGAAGAGGTTGGTCAAGTTGGCCGCACTAAAAGCCGTCATCCTTTTATCTTCGTTGATGAAAATGAAGCGGAACTCGACACCGAAGCACTTAGCCCGCTGGAACTCATTAAACTGCAAGCTAAGGAAGAAGCCCGCCAAGAACTTCTCGCAGAGATCAAAGCGCAACAAGCACGAGCACTTGATGCAGGATCTAATGTAAGTTCTACTTCTGCTAACTTTGCAGAGTCGCTGAACACTACTGCTAAGCAAGAAGCAGACGCAGCTAGTATGGAACCTAAAGCTCCTGAAGGTGAAACTGCTGGCGCTACGTTGATTCCTGCTGCTGGCAATACCAGTATGGCAGATAAACTGGCAAGTCTCCGCGCTAACCAAGGCAAATAATAGCTATGAACTCTACACTCACCAGCTTAGTTAACGATGTTTACACCCTTACAAATCGTCCTGATCTGGTGGGTGAGACTATCCTAGCTGTGCGTAATGCTACACTAAAAGCACATCGTTCTGATTTCTATCCTAAAGATATCTTTGAAACTGGAATTCAATTCGACTATTCGCAAGCACAACAGTCTATTGAATTTGGAATTCTAATTCCTCGTTGGCGCGCTCTTAAATATGTGCGCAAATACATTCCAGATAATATGGGAGGAGGAACTCCGGGAGCTTTCTTGGATGTTATTACTCCTGAAGAAGTACTAGATTCTTATAATGTAAACCGTGATAACGTAGCATATGTTGCAGGACTTGAGCTGAAGATTCGCTCGTCTGAAGCAATTCAATATGCACTGTTAGGTTGTTATATTCTACCAGATGTAACTCCATCGAACTACAATAGCTGGATTGCTAATAGTCAGCCTAGCCTCATAATCTATGAAGCTGCTGCTACTGTCTTTAAGACTATTGGTTACGATGAGCAGAATGCCACTTACGCTCGAATGGTTCTCGATGAGTACGCACAGTTAAAACAGGATAATATTTTAGGCGTTGGTTATTAATAGGACAATTAAAGATGACCGCTAATATCTGGAATCCCCAGCCAAATACAGTAACCCAAGTTAATGCCAACGGTCTAATTAAACAGGAAGTTGTTGATTCTGTAGCAGACCAACGAGTATTTACGATTGAGAGCTTTGCATATGCTGTAGGTACTGGCTCTCTTAAAGTATATCGTAACGGTAAAGTACTTGCTCGTAACGTTGGCTTTGTTGAACTTAACCAAACCCAGTTTATTCTTGCTGATCCAGCAGAAGATGGGGATGAAATTCTAGCAGAAGCAGTAGTCAGTATTACTGGCTCTGCTGTAGTTGATGCACAACTTCGCTCAGACCTTGCAGCTAACAATGGCTCTAATATTGTTATGTTTCTGCAACAAGGTGTTGGCGCTGTTGTTCGTTCTGTGCTTGATAAGTTCCTTGAGAATCTTAGCATTAGAGACTTTGGTGTAGTAGGTAATGGTACTGATGAAACGCTCAAGATTCAACGAGCATTCGCAGCAGCTATTACTTACACTAATCACATTAAGATTCCAATGCCGCAGACGAAGTACGTTGTTACTGCGCCCATTGATCTTCGAGGACTTAATGGTTTTGTAGTAGATACGCAAGGTTTGCCTGTATTTGAAAAGAGTACGTTTGATGCTCCTATCTTTTTGATTGGTGGCGAACGTAACTACATTGGAGATATGAAGCTCCAATTCTCGCGTAGACCTACGGCACTTGAAACTGATGCAGTAGCTATTCGAGTCCATAACTTCTACGAAGGCATCATCGGTCGCATGTATTATTACAATGTGTACCGTGCGATGGACCAGTATCAAGGACTTGTTAATGGCGGGCAGAATGCCTTCTATAGTAACACTATCGGAGACATTCGTTGCGTAAGCTTTACTGATTATGCAATTAAGATGATCCCCTTCTCCGGAGGTAACTCTGGTAATAAGTGGGGTAATGTCTACATTAACAATCGTAATGGCGCTGCTGCTAATCAAAGCCTTGCATGTAATGGTGGCTTCTGGTTGCAAACTGCTCAGAATGATAGTATTGAGTTGCTTAATCTGGAATGGATGGCTAATGCTGGTGCAGCACTTGTGCTTAATCAAGCAGGTAATCCTCACATTAAAGCACTGCACCTTGAAGGATTGTATCCTACTACTGCATTCAATCCTATCATTGACATTCCGGGCGGTGATGGTTCTGCTCCCGTGTTTGATTGTATTACCGTTACTGGCTGTGACTTTACTGCTGTTGCTGGTCAAGGTCTGTTCCGTCTTGATAATCAAGGTACTCGATTGGAAGTTCGTGGTGGTCTTAGTATTGGTAATACTGGTGCTGCTAATATGAAGTTCCTTGTCAACGGCGGAGCTACTTGTTATGGTTCTTACGTTAATGTGCATTCTTTCAATGACAAGGATAACTGCTTCTCCGCTGATGCTTACTCGCCTAAAGTAACTCTTGGCGCAGTAACTGCTGGGGTTGAATACCCTATTCAGCGTTGGAATCAGAACTTTGCTACGCACTCTGCAGCAGTACAAGATAATGCAGGTGGTTTGCAGTCAAATGCAATGATGTTTGGCACTCCTGATTCTGTATATGCTGATATGATGTCGCTGTGGGATTCTGTTAACAAGCAATTTAATATCAAGCAGCCGGGTATGTATGAGTGTTTCTTTAACGCTCCTACTTCTGCAGGTGCAGTTATTCAAGTTAAGAAGAACGGTAGTAACGTAGGCAATCTGATCCCAGCTAATAATGGTAATGATAGCCTCCGTATCTATGCTAATCGTGGTGAGTATATTCAGTTCTACTGTGCCTCTGGTAACTACACTCGCACTGCTGCATATTTTGGCGTAAGCCGTAAGTAATAGATAAAGGGAATGCTATGGCACAAAATAACTTTCGAGGGAACCTTTCTGCTAAAGCATTCCCTTTTCTTTCTTATCTTTTTGGGCAGTCGGTAATTATTAATGGCTTTGACCAAGCGGAGAATAATTATCCACAAGCGTATTACATGCATAATGTAGTGCCTACTGCTCAAGGTTATAAGAGTGTGGGATTTAAGAAAGTACTTGAATCTTCTGGACTTAGCTTTGATCGTGTGATTCCTGTGCGCGATCCTAGTATGGTTCGTGGTTGGATTGGTATTACTAGTGCTGGTAAGGTTTACATTTACTGCGCAGGTGATCTTGCGTGGACTGACCTTACTAGTATTGTAGGTAGCTGGCCTTACAATAGACCAGTATCGGTTGCTTACGCAGGTGGATATACTTACCTGTGTCTTGCAGGCTATAACGTATATAAAGTGGGAGTAGCTGCTCGTACTATTACTCCTGTTAGTCTGGCAGGTCTGCAAGTAGATAAAATTACTGCTATTACTTCTAGTGCTAACTATCTGATTGTGACTGATGGAGTTAAAGTTTACTGGAGTAGTACTATTACAGCTGAGGACTTTGTACCTTCTCAAGTAACTGGAGCAGGTTCTGGTACTCCTGCTGATGTAGAAGGTACTATCGTTGCAATGGTTCCTCTTAGTACAGGCTTTGCAATTTATACTTCTGTGAATGTAGTGATTGCTTCCTACTCACAGAATCCAAGATTTCCGTTTGTTTTCCGTGGCGCTGATAACTCTAAAGGTATTGCTGATGTACAGCATATTACTTATGGGGGTGATGACGGTACTAACTATGCATGGACTTCTGCAGGTATTCAGAAGATTACTATCAGCGGCGCAGTGACTGTGCTTCCTGAAGTAACTGACTTCTTAGCAGGCAGAGAGTATGAATACTGGGATGTAGTTAATAGTGCTCCAGTTAGTGTTACTACTCTTACCCCGCTAAAAGTAAAGATGGCATTCGTTGGCGGTCGCTATCTTGTAGTATCTTATGGCGATGGAGCTTTACAATATGCTCTCGTCTATGAT